GTCTATCAATCAATGCGGATTTATTAAAGTATCTATATCAGACTCAAGCGGTCAATTTTTGTATGGAGTTGAAACATACAAACGATATAACGGCCTATATTGTGGATTTAATGTCCAATCGACAGATGGCGCTGGTGGATGGAACTTTTTAAAGACTTTTGATTTTGACTCATCTAATGATAAAAACAAAAATCCCTTTGCTTTAACAAGAGGTCAATTTGAACTCAAACGCAATGACGAAAAAGTACAGGTTTATTACAACGGTTCACATTACAACTTTGTAGTCCCGGAAATAAAAGGCAAAAAGTCAGCTAAAATCCATGTCACGATAGGAGGATTTTATGGCAAACCTATTATCCCTCACTTGTATCTTGATGAGTTGATGTATCGTAAGGATTTTATAACCGTTACAAATGATATCCCTAACCGTTATGCTATGGGTTCAAATGTTGTAATCAATAGTGAAGATGATAGCGTATATATTGATGGTATTGCAAAAACTAGTGAAGTTGTTGACGGTTCACAATGGCTAGCAATACCGCCTGGCAATTCTCAGCTAGAGATGTATTTTTCTAGCTTTATTAAGAAAAAGCCAACAGTAACAATCGAATTTGAGGAAAGGTGGCTCTAATCATGCTCTTAACTATTCATGATGCAAACTTGCAAAAGGTTGCTTTTGTCGATAATAGCAAGCAAAATACTCTCAATTATTATGGCGATACATGGGTAAGGAGTTTGCCTACTGGATCATCTACTTTTGAGTTTACAGTATTCAAGAAAGCAATCAAATCAGATACGGCTTTAACAAGGGCTTATCAACACCTCAATGAAAGAGCATGGGTATCCTTTAAATATAAAGGTAAGAGTTATCTGTTTAACGTTATGACGGTTGAGGAAGATGAACAAACTATCAAATGCTATTGTGAAAATCTCAACCTTGAGCTTATCAATGAGCTTTCTACCCCTTACAAGGCTACAAAAGCAATGACTTTTGTTGAGTATTGTGAGGCTTTGGATTTATTAAATTATACTCATCTTGTTATTGGTATCAATGAAGTATCTGACAAGAAAAGAACGATTGAGTGGCAAGGGCAAGAAACAAAACTTGCCCGCTTGCTCAGTCTTGCTAAACATTTTGATGCTGAGATTGAGTTTGATACACAATTAAACGCTGATAGCACTATTAAAAAGTTTAGTATCAACGTATATCATGAAAATGATGATAATCACCAAGGCGTAGGCCGTATCAGAAACGATATACAGTTAAAATATGGCAAAAATATCAAATCAATCCGCCGTAAAGTTGACAAGACAGGTATTTTTAACTCAATCCGTCCGACTGGTAAAAGAACAGTTAAAAGTACGAATGGTGAAGATGTCGAGGAAGTTGTTACTATGCAAGGCCTCAATGACGATTGGAAAAAATACGATAAAAATGGCGTTTGTGAATTTTATCAACTAGGTGAGTTTTTAGTAGCTCCTATTTCAATGCAGCTTTATCCCTCAACTTTCTCACACTCAACAGGAACACTAGATCAATACACTAGAAAAGATTTTACCTATGATACTGACAATCCAAAAGAACTAAGAACGCTAGCATATAAAGAACTTAAAAAACATTGTTATCCAGCTATCACTTACGAGGTTGATGGATATGTTGATGTTGAGATTGGCGATACAGTCAAGATACATGATGCGGGGTTTGCACCTCTATTAAATATCCAAGCAAGGGTATCAGAGCAACATATAAGCTTTTCAAATCCAGCAAGTAATAAAACAGTATTTTCAAACTTTAAGGCTCTTGAAAATCAGCTATCAGACGGCATACAAGAGGCTTTTGAGCGCTTGTTTGAGCAGTCTAAACCTTACACAATCAGACTTTCTACTAGTAACGGTATCATTTTCAAAAATAATAGCGGTGAAAGTATTATCACTCCTACACTTTACAAGGGCGGCAAACTTATTTCAGCCGGCGTAACGTGGAGATGGAGCTTAAATGATAAAGTGACTACTGGTATGACCTATACTGTACGAGGTCAAGATATTGCTAACACGGTTAATCTAGCAGTTGCAGCGTATATTGATAATGATAGAGTTGCAGTTGATGAGGTAACGATTGTAAATGTTTCAGATGGTCGAATTGGAGCGCCCGGCAAATCATCTCACATCCATTTTGCTTTTTCTGAAAACGCAGACGGCTCTGGCCTATCATTGATTGATAACGGTCAGCGTTACTACGGATACTATACAGATGAGCAAGAGGTAGGAAGTACTGACAAAACCATGTATAAGTGGTTTGACCGATGGGCTAAAATTTCTGTTGGCGGTAAAAACTACATAAGAAACGCCTCATTTCTCTCCGGAGAGAGCAAGTGGGACAAAGCCTCTGCGGGTGGACTAGCTTATAATTTTACTCACTCTACGGCAAATAAAGGTAAGTCAGGCTTGCATATGTATAGTGAGAATGGCTCAGTCATTCCACAATGGAAAGGGGTTTATCAAAAAATTTCATTATCTCAACCAGCAGACACTCCAGTCACTGTTTCAGCTTTGATTGCTAAAGATGGAGATCCTCAAGAGGCGCACATCGGAATCCATTTTAGAAAAGACGGTGTAATCGTTAGACAGTCATGGCTTGATATACCTACTTCTCAAATTACTGACAAGTACCAACGCTTTTCTCTATCAGCAAAGCATGATGTCCCTTTTGACGAGCTAGCAGTTATGCTATACGTGGGATATGACAAAGTTGTCAATCTGTATGTCACGGATGTCCAGCTTGAAATTGGAACTGTAATGACTGATTTTAGACTATCAGACGAAGATATGCAAGAGTCTATAAACTCTAAAGCAGACCAAGGGCTAACTCAAGAGCAATTAAACGCTTTGAGCGAAAAAGCTCAGATTTACGAGGCAGAGTTAAAAGCAAAAGCCTCAATGGATGCTTTTAGTGAACTAGAGAAAGCTTATAATACTTTTGTACAATCAAACGCTGAGGCTCAAGAGAAGTCTGAGGCTGACTTAATCGAGGCTAGCCGTAGAATTGAGTTGCTTACTACTGAGTTTGGAGGTATGAAAGAACTCAAGACCTTTATTGATACGTTTATGAGTTTTTCAAATGAGGGTATGATTATTGGTAAGAGTGATGCAAGCTCAACAATTAAGGTATCTCATGACCGCATCTCAATGCTCTCAGCCGGTAAGGAAGTAATGTATATCTCTCAAGGGGTTATTCATATTGACAACGGGATTTTCACGGCATCTATCCAAGTTGGGCGTTTTAGAGAAGAACAATATAATCTCAATGCGGATGTAAATATAATCAGATATGTTGGAGGTGTTTAATGGCTGAGTTTTGGTCGAACAATGACAGAGGTTATCGTATCCGTTTATGGGTGGATCAAACCTCTCAAGATATTGCAGGAAATAGTAGTCAAGTCAGAGTAAGGCTTGCAATACTAAACGGGGCGGCTACATTCGCAGAGTACGATTGTACAGCTTATGTTACTATTGATGGTCGCACTATAAATTGGTCTGGCCGTCCATCTATGTTGAGTCAAAACAGTACTATCATGCTTATAGATCAAACTGTTACAGTTAATCACAATGCAGATGGTACTAAAACATTCAGCTTGTATGCCGGTTTTGGTGGTAATGGTGGATGGTCACCGGGGTTATTATCAATAAGCGGTAATACATTCACGCTTTCTAATATTCCACGTTTAAGTAATGTTTCAATCGGACAAGGTGTTATTGGTTCAAACCTTGCTATCACTATCAATAGACAAAATAACAACTTTACTCACACTTTGAGATATTCTTGGGCTGACAAGAGCGGAACTATTGCTACAAATGTTGCAACTAGTCACTCATGGACTATCCCGGTTGATTTTGCTAACAATATCCCTAACTCTAATAGTGGTACCGGTACTCTCTATGTCGATACATACAACGGCGGTACAAAGATAGGAACTCAAAGCAAGCAGTTTACTGCCTCTATACCAAGCGGCCTCAAACCAAGCTTTACAAGTATCACTTTAACAGATACTCACGCTAGCGCTGGTGCTTTACTTTCTGGTAATGACTTTTTGCAGATTATCTCAGATATTAAAGTCACTTTCAATGGCGCTAGTGGTACTTATGGATCTAAAATAACAGGGTATCGAGCTGAAATTATCGGTAAGAATAATGTTGTTACGGATAACGGCGGGCGCTTAGGTATGATGAACTTTAAAGGCTCAGCCTCTATCAGAGCTTATGTAATTGATAGTCGAGGTCAACGCTCAGATATAAAGACTGTAAATATCAATGTACTAGAGTATTTTGCCCCGTCTTTCAGCTTTTCAGCTCTTAGAACTAGAGAAAATCCTAATGTATTGCAAGTGATAAGAAATGCCCGGATAGCCCCTATTATGCAATCTGGACGGCAAAGAAACACAATGTCTTTATCGTTCAAAGTTGCTCAGCTAGGCAACTCAAATTATACGGCTGATAATGGAAGTGCAACAGGTATCTATACAACAGTACATACACTCACTAATTCAGCCGCTAACCTAGCGGGTAATTATCCGGCCAATAAGTCTTTTGTGGTTATCGGTAAGCTTGAGGATAAGTTTACAAGTGTTGAGTTTGCCTTTACGGTTGCTACTGAGAGCGTGGTAATGTCTTATGATAACTATGGCCGTGTAGGTATCGGTAAAGTTGCAGAGTTTGGCAAACCCGGCTCTTTAGATGTACTAGGTGATATTTACTCAAACAATACCCCTATTCAACAGTATCGGTTGACGGATAATATTGGAGGTCTAAGTAGAGGTAGTGCTCAGTGGGATGATGTTTGGAGCAAGAAAGGGACAGAGTTTGGATGGAGGAATGGGAAGTACCCAGATAACCCTACTGGTAACGATTGGGGGCTATTTCAAAACTATTGGCTTAACAGTTGGAAAGGCGTGCAATTCTTCACCGGTCTGACAACAAACAGATTTTTCTTTAGAACTTACAATAGCGATACAAGATGGACTCCATCTCAATGGAAAGAGATTGCTACCAAAGATGATATTCTTCCAAAAGATAAAATCATTACAAAAGACGATATACCAAAGCTATTTCAAGGTACATCATGGCAAAACTTACCTCTAAAAAATGGTTGGAGTAAGCACCCCGACTACAACGCTGTACAATTCTCAAAATCAGCGGACGGCGTGGTTTATCTGAGAGGTTCAGCTAATAGAGGGCGGACAACACTTGATACTGTTATAGGAACATTGCCTAACGGGTTCAGACCATCAGAGTCGCTTTATGTGGCAGGGCTTAACAATAGCTTTGGTGGTGCTGTTTTAGCCATTTTAAAAGAGGGCGATATTGTAATAAAAGCCAATGTTGACTCAACGTGGCTCAATTTAGATAATATCTCATTCAGAATTTAAAAGAGTAAAAAAACCTACATAAAAAATCAGATAATAATTTCAAAAGGAGGAGTTATATGAAGTTAGAATATGGCACAAAATCTTTAGAATATGATGGGAGC